ACGGCGGCGTGGTTGTGGTGTGTCACCGTTACCCCGTCGTCGTCTGGAGTATCCCATTCAAAGAAATCATTTACCTCTTCTGGCGGCGCGGGCGGAAACGGTCTACCGCAACCGCCTATCCCCCCACCGTTACCCCCTGGCGTTATATTGTTGGCCGTTTGCATGATCATCATGTTTTGTATCGGCTTCTTCTGGCTTACATCCCTCTACGTGAATTGAAATGTTTCACCGTATCCGACCCCCTGACCGGGGTGATTACATTGTCTTTATTTTTATCGGCACTGGCTTTGGCTCAGTCTCGGCATTCGGTTATGCCCTATACCTGGAAACCGGATCAAGATACGCGGCCGCGCTAACACTTGCGGCCGCAATGGGGTTATTGCTCACCTGGGTACAAAAGAGGGCATACGATAGGCACGTTTGGTATGCCGCCAATCCAATCTACATAGATGAGCCGCAACGGGAAACTATCACCCAGACACAGTACGCTCGGCAGACCAATACCCCCGCCGGGCAAGCGTTGACCTATTCTAATATCACGTTGCCTGATAGTGACTGGCTGAAAATAGCCGGGCTGATAATCCGCAATGGCACAATCAGACGTGATGATATGGTTGGGCTTGACCTGATGAGACTGAGGGAGAAGGTGTTGAAGGGCAAGATAATCCGCAACGGTTTGACGGGTTATGAGGACTTTATAGTTAAAATGACCGCGGCGGGGTGGGTGGAAAAGCGCAAAAATCAGACGGTCTTAACCGACAAGGGGCGGGTGCATTTCATGGGCATTCTCTACCCCCCTACCCTACCGACTACGCCAAATACTGTTGCTGTCTCGACTGCGACGACGGACGACGACCATAACGAGAGGGGTGAATGATGTATCCTTCATGCGAACTAAAAATAAGCCCATTTGTGATAACCGTTAATCGCGTGGGTGATCCGCCCTTGAATTGGAGATGGAAGCTGCTGTGTGGAGAAAGGTGCATTAGTAGCGGTAGCCAACACACAATGGTTGACGCAAGGACAGATGCCCTTCGCGCTTTGATATTATTGTCAGAAGGGTGGTCACGTACCGCCAAAAACGAAATACACAATGCGCGGGTTCGTCAAATCCACGGTGGCACACAAAATGAAACCTAACCCCTACACCCTTCTATCTACCCTTGCCATTGTGACTGAGGACGCAACATGAAAAATAATCTATGGCACAAGTTATCAAACTTTTTCGAGAATGGTGATCTAACGCCCTTCGCCGTTGCAATTAGCATAGCCCACTATGGCCCGGTTCTTGCCGCGCATGGTGAGAATGTCCTAATTGCGTGGCTAGTTGGAACCGTTGTTGACCTCATCCATTTTAGAACCGTGCGGCGACTGTTCCAAGTTCGCGGTCGCAACCGGATCACCGGGCACGCCATGATTGCGGTACTCACTACCCTGATGGCATTGGGGTATCACCTGAGATTCTACGGCAATGATCTGCTACTTGCCGCGCCGATACCTTTGGGCATCGCCATTCTTGCCCAACACGCGGCCGCAAAAGGTAAACAAGACTATACAAACAAATGGCACAACCGGATCAAGTCGGTGATAACCATTGCAAGGCGCGAGCAAAAACGAGCCGGCGATTTTGAGGCAAGTTACAACCGGTCGCAGGCCCATGTTAATAAGCTGCAAGAAGTACGCCTGTCAATGCAAGAGGAAACCGAACGGTATCAGTCTCAAGTCGTTACCGTACAAACAATTGTTGCGGCGTGGCAAAGTCTCAACAGTGAGGCGCAAACCCTCGCAAGGCTTAACGCCCAACAAATCACGCCAGAACAAGCCGCGCAATTGATAGGCGTCAAGGATGTGCGAACGGTGCAAGCTAGGGCAGAGAAATTAAACGGGGTACACTTTTGAATGAGGTAGAATTGGAGGTATCACAGTGACCACATTACCAGACACGACAACTGAACAGGGACGAGTAGAGGCCAGTGTGATGCTGGCACGGTTGTGCGGGTGGCTAACAACTGACAACGCATTTCATAATTATCGCCCCCCTGGTAGCGAGGGGGGTTCCGTGAATCACAAAAAGGGTTATCCCGCCATTAGCATTTTTAAGCCCATCCCCAATGGGTTAGGTTGTCGAACTTTATACGACCCCGCTAACATGGCTCTGGCGTGGCGGGTGCTGAATTGGGCAGTAAAAACAGTAGACCAAAAAAAGGAACAGGCCATGAACGGCGGGGGTATGGACTCGTGGATGTATTGGCACGAGGGGCATTTTGAGCTAAGGGGAATAATGCTTTCGGGTCAGGAACTCCCCCCCGCCGAGGCTCAACACGCCTGGCTTGACAAAATCCTGCAACTTGCTATTGAGGCGGGGATGATATGACAACCCTCATTGACCTTCTACCCAACGGTATACGCCAAATAATAGAGGACTGGCACGAGCCGCCGCAACCAGCCCCGCCTGTCCTTACAAAGCATATCGGGATGGACTATTGCCCGGTCTGCCACAGCAAGACATTCACGGCTTACCTTGTGTGGATTGACACCGGCCCCCGGTTAGGCACATCTATCCGCCCTCAGTACGTACCAGGCCATGACCAGTGTGTTGACCTGCTGGCAAGGGCGTATGAGCAAGAGATGGCCGAACTGGATATGTACAGTTGTTACTTTTATGACCCCCAGGTGAGGGGGTAGGGGTAAAATATGGGTTGGAACGCTGGATACACCATTTACGAAAAGACAGTGATAGCAAGTTACAACGCTGGTCATTTGACACCCGACCTGTTGCGGGAACTTATCGAGCCGTATCAAGATACGGACATAGACCACGGCGGTTGCAAGGGCTTGCGGGCGCATGATGGACTAGATGCGGATGAAATAGTGGTGAAGCTACTAAACCCGGAAGCGTGGGAAGAGTATATTAAAATGCCAAAGCCACCAGAAGACCCGTACACTTGGACGTTGGAACACGAGAAAATGTCAAGTGACTTGTACTGGTTCATGTATGACAAGGGCGGCGCATGGCAGTCGGTTATGAAGAGTTACTAATCCCCAGGCGAAGGGGGATGGGACAGGGGGGAGCGATGAACCGACCCATAAAAGTTTCACTGAGTCTTACTTACGAAGAAGCGGAGTGGCTTATGTATATGCTGTATGCCGATGAAGTAAACCCCGCGCACAAGTTTGGGGAGCGGGCACGGAGAACCGTAGCCCGCGCACAACGGAGATTTGTTGACAGGGGTGGAAGGGTTTCCATTGTCAATCACGGCAGGGATTTGCCACCGGGGAAGCGATGAACCTCAGGACAATACCGCAAGTAGCCAAAACCCTCAAGGTGAGTGACCGCACCATCGAACGTCACGCCCGCAAAAAGAACCTGCTCACCGTGAAGATAGGGAATGCGTGGGTACTAACACCTGGAGCAGTTATGATTATCCGTCATGCAATACGCACGGCGGGGAAAGGAGTAAAACTATGAGCATGAGTACATCAGTTGTCGGCTTTAGGCCACCTGACGAAAAGTGGCGCAAAATGAAAGCGGTCTATGACGCCTGTAATATTGCGGGAGTAGCGCCGCCAGAAGAGGTAAATGATTTCTTTGAATGGGATACTCCAGACGACGACGGGGTAACGGTGACACTTCACAACCACGCCGCCGTTACAGAGTATCACGAAGAGGAGAGCAACGGGCTTCAGGTTGATTTAACGAAGTTACCGAACGGTGTAACAATTATCCGGTTCGTCAATTCGTGGTGATATACAACTCGCCCCGGTGTTGATATAATAGTTTGTAGCTAACAACAAAATGAGGTCAACATGAAACACTACACACAAGACGAAAAACGCCATTATCTGACTATCGCCCTAACCTTGATCATACTCGCCATTTTGATAGGCATTGTGGGTACGGCAACGATCAACGCTCAAGACGACACGCCTAGCGATACCCAATACTGGCAACTGCTAAACGACAACGATCAGGCCTATCTGCTCACCCAACCGGGGTGTAACCTGATTGAGCAGGAATTGGGAGAAGATGCCAGACTGTTCACTCTTGAGTGTGACCCGGTTAAGGATGGGGAGTGATGGACACGAACGCCAACATCCTTGTACTGGCCTTTAATGATGAACTGTACCAGTCCAATAAGCGATTGATTATTACCGGGGAGTGGGAGCATATCGCCATCCCCGCAGAGGCTAGAGACTTCATAACAAGTCGGGTGCGTGATGCTCTTGCGTCCATTACGGACGGCGAAGGTAAGATTGACATGAGGTTGGCAGCGAACACAAACGAGACATCATCAAAGGTTTACAACCTTGCCGAATCCCTGCACATTGCATCCTCAATAATGGAGCAGTTGAAAATTGAGTTTCAACAATTACCTGATGATGTGCGGGGCATGTTGCTTGATAGAGTGTCGTCTAAATGACCAATAACCCCTACACCATCGCGGCCGCGTTAGCTGAGTTGACATGAGTAAATCAAACGGGAACCGCCTGTCCAATATTACTATAAGGGGAGCGCGTCTAAACATGCTTCCTAAATTGCCCATTCTTGACACGACTGAGTTACAGGGCAATCTAAAAGACCTGTCCCAGGTGAACTATGAAAAGCTGGTAAGAACTCACCTTAAGCACGGTATCTTTTTACCGTTCTATGTTTGGGAATCGCCAGAGGGCGTCAACTACATCGCTGACGGCCACCAGCGGCGGCGCGTTCTTCCAGCCGAGGGGTATACCGGTGATGTGCCAGTTGTTTACATAGAGGCCGATAGCCTACAGGACGCCAAAGAGAAGCTACTTGTCATCAGTAGCCAGTACGGGCGCATCACGCAAGAGGGTTATGACACGTTCGCCTTTGACCTTGATGAAACGTGGTTAGAGCAGACGGTGAACTTTGATGCGTTGGGGTTTGCATTCGGGGATGAGGGCGGGGGAGACGAAACAGAGCAGGGCGACGCTGAACCGCAAACTGACCGGGCGGCGGAGTTGCAAGAGAAATGGGCAACCGCGACCGGGCAACTTTGGGCAATAGGTGAGCATAGGTTACTTGTGGGGGATAGCACGAAAAGGGAAAATGTAGAGCGGGCGATGGGGGGAGAGTGTGCCGAGATGGTGTGGACTGACCCGCCCTATGGGGTGTCAGTTGGCGATAAAAATAAATACCTCAATTCGATTGCTCCGAGCAATCGAATTGAGGAGAACTTGGAAAACGACACCCTTGATGAACCAGGATTGACTGCGATGCTTTGCGCGGCTTTCGACAATGCGCTAACGCACTGCCTCGCCGGGGGCGCGTGGTATGTAGCGGCCCCGGCGAGGCCGCTACATGTGTTATTTGGACAAGTCCTAAAGGATCGGGGTATATGGCGTCAGACAATCCAGTGGGTAAAAAACAACGCCACATTCTCGCCAATGGGAGTTGATTACCACTGGCAGGCAGAACCAATCTTTTACGGATGGAAGCCCGGCGCAGGACATCGCTACTATGGCGGGCGTCAACAAACCACAGTCTGGGAAATAGACAGGCCGCTAAAATCGCCAGAGCATCCAACCATGAAGCCAGTTGAATTGGTTCAGAGGGGGGTTGCAAACTCTAGCCAAAACAACGAGATCGTCTACGACCCCTTCGCCGGGTCGGGAACAGTCCTGGTCGCCTGTCAGAACCTTTCCCGTCGCGGCCGCGCTATCGAAATCTCGGAAAAATACACGGCGGTAATTTTACAGAGAATGTCTGATGCTTTCCCCGGTATTCATATCGAACTATTGGAGAGCCTATGACGAGCCAATACCCCGCAGGTTCTGGAGCAATAAACCTGAACGCTTCTTTTGGTAAACTCGATTCCGCATTGCGGGCATATTTTTGGGGCCGAGTGACCCCTTTCTTTGTGCGCGGTTTTACTGCTACAGGATCGGCACAGGCTGGATCGTCCAGTTGTCGCGGTTCCACACCCGCCACAAGTCTTGGGATACTTGGCTGGCGCGGATATTTTCCGACCATGAATAAGTTCGTGACAGGCAACGCAAACAGTAATCCCGTTGTTTACATCAAGCGCAAGTTCTGGGAAATCTGCCAGGGGCTTAATGTGATGGGCGTGAAGTTTCTTTTTGTTGCCACATTTTTTACAAGTGTACCCATCTCGACCGTAAACGATTTTTCTCCATTCCGCAAGTTGCCCCTTGAGTTTCCCTCGTTTCGTAGCCGAAGATTCTCCCCCTTTCCATACCGGCGACGTGTCTCCAGTGCGCCATTCAGTAACGCACTTTGGAGAGCAAAATACGGCACGCCTATCGCGTGCATCGAACTCATCTCCGCACGTCCTGCATTGCTTAACGAATGGAACTCGGCGATTAGACCAACATTCTTTAGAGCAGTAGTGGGAATTATCGGCGCGGTATTTTTTCACCGCATACGGGGAACTACAAACCACGCAATTCTTCGTGATGGATGTGTTTTTCATAACACACATTATACCACGATTCAGGAAAACAAACCCACCTATTGTGCCGTTATCCTTGAGCGCATGACCGACGCGTTTCCGGGTATTGATATTTACAAGGTGGAATGATTTTACCTTTTTAACATTGGTGTGTATGTCTACGTTCAAAACATCACGGACAGCAGACGAGGTACTAAAAGCAATCAAAGCCAGTGGCGGGGTAAAGACCACCATTGCCAAACGGCTAAATGTCACGCGCCAAACGATTGACAACTACCTTAACCGGTGGTCAACCGTGCGTCAGGCGTACATAGACGAAAAGGCGGGTATAGACGACCTGGCCCTGTCGGTGGTCATTGAGGACATAACAAAGAAAAACGTCGAAACGGCAAAATGGTGGATAAGCAAAAAGCTAGACGAATTCAAGCCGGTGCAACGTCTGGAGATACAAGTAACGTGGCAAGACAAGGTGATTGAAGCGTTGCGTCAGGGCAAGCTAAAACCTGAACTTGTTCGCCAGCGGTGGGGGGATGAATTAGCAGAGCAGTTCTTTAGACAAGCGGGGGTAAATGTCGAAAGTACAGGGTGATCCGTTTTTGGATACACTTGAATTTGACGATGATCAATTCATTGATTTTCAGTTGTGGGAAGCTGAGAATATTTCACCCCCGTTATCTTACCCCTCGCTACCCTCATTTGCCGCACTCACCCACATTGAAACCCCACAAGAGATAATCACCCGCAGGCCGTTTGTGTTTTGGCCCGATCAGGTCGGTGTCGCGGCCGCGCTATTTGCTCACACCCTTATCGTCATTCTCAAGGCGCGACAATTGGGTATTACGTGGGTACTATGTACCTATGCCCTCATGCTGATGTTGACGAAACGGGACCAGACGGTATTGGTGTTCAGTCAAGGTCAGTTAGAGGCCAATAACATCATAGAGCGCATCCGGTTCTTGTATGACAACCACGCCGACAAATCAAAGTTTCCTGCCATTACTGAGGATAATAAAAGTACTCTCGCTTTTGCCAATGGGAGTACGGTTAAGTCATTGCCAGCGACACGAAAGGCGGGACGATCCTTTACCGCTTCTCTGGTTATCCTTGATGAGTTTGCTTTTATGACATGGGGAGCGTCACTGCTTAAGGCAGTCAAGCCCACGATAGACAACGGTGGTCAAATGGTTATCCTGTCATCGGCCGATGGGAGCGGGTCACACTTTCACGAATTTTGCTTATCTGCTCAGGCGGGCACAAACGGGTATCACTTTATCTTCTTACCATGGACAGCACACCCAGGCCGCGGCCGCGAATGGCGCAATGAGAGAATCAGAGAATCCCTTATAGCTGAGGACGTGTACCGTGAATACCCTGAGACAGCAGAGGAAGCATTTACCTATGCCAGTGGGTTAGTCTATTCCAATTTTACCGGCGACAACATAACCCAGGATGAACCGGATTATAGCCTACCCTTTGAACTGGCAATAGATGACGGGTACATAGACCCTCGTGCTATCCTGTTCATTCAAAAGACACCCCGATCTATTCTGGTATTTGATGAGATTTACAAAACCCACCAGCTTGACGAGGTGGCTGTAACGGACATACTCAAGCGGTGTTGTGAGTGGTACTGCCGGGTCAACAAAAAAGAGTATGACCTGACTTGGCCGCATGCTCTTGAAACTAACCGGGCAAGGGCTGAACACTTACGCAAGCAGGGAGTGAAACTACCCGACCTTGCCGCCGTGTCACATGAGGCGGTGGAGTTACGTGCTAACCTAAAGATAGGCGACATCGTAGCCCGCAATTGGATGAGCGGAGCAACGGTCAAGGGAAGCGCACGAGCGGCCGCGATCAAGATTACACGCGGGCTTATCTGTGATGGCAAGGGGGAGCGGGTTGTCAAGATCCACCCCCGTTGTGAGAACCTACTGAGGGAGATACGCACACAATACCGATACCCAGAAGGTAACACAACCGAGGAAATGCCAGTAGATGGGAATGACCATGCTATACAGTCGCTAGAGGGGTGGTGTTTTATGAGGGCGAGGCGATGAAGTCAGCAATTAGGCAAGCAATAGACCAAGAAAACGAAATAGAGAGAATAGTCCAGTCGGTTACGGTTTATGATGGGCTTGACTATTGCGGCTCTCCGCACCCAACAAGGCCGTGGCTTACTTGCATTCGTGGTGGTGGCAAGTGCCTAGCCCGTCCCCATATCGGGATAGTGAGAGACCGGTATGGTAACGAGAGTCTGACAGAATGGGAATAGAGGGATTCAGCGATGACGAGACTACTTGACGCGCTTCTCTGGCCGTTCTATGCTATGGGTTATATCTGTGGTTTAATAGTGCGAATGGCTCACCGGGCGGCGGTGGCGGTGCAATTGGGGATAGAGGAAGGAAGGGGCGAACATGGGATTATCACATCGGGTACAACAGAGGATTAAGGGCAAGGCAATAAGCCATAAACCAGAGTTAGCGGGGCGCGTACACGTCCTGTCAACAGGTGGGCGAGGTGAAGCATTTCCAGAGATGGATAGTTTTGCCGGTTATGCCACCATTTACGATAGCTACATATGGCTCAGAAAGGGTATAAGGTTCATCGCCGATAGCATCAAATTTTTGCCGGTGATGGTCGTAGACAAAATGGGCGAAGAACAGAAGGGTCATTACCTGACTGACCTACTGGCATACGTGAACGATAGCGAGAATCAAACCGACCTTTGGGAAAAGTGGGTTATCTACAAATTCCTGGGTGGCGAGTTCCCGATGGAGATTGTGCCCGACAAGCGGGGTAATCCCGTTGAGCTATGGGCACGTAGACCCGACCTGGTGAACGTTATACCCGACATATCACCCGACCGGGTACTATACCCCCGTGTAGCTGGTTATCGTTACCTTGAAAACCGGGGGGAGATTATTGAGCCTCAATTGATGTGGTTTGATAAATACACAAACCCCCTAAACCAATGGCGAGGCTTAAGCGTTATCCGGGCGGCAATGGAAGATATACAGATTGATGTGTATACCCGTCGCTCGATCAAAACCTTTCAACAAAAAGGAGCGCGGCCTGACTATGCCCTTGTCACCCCGCAGGGAATGACCAACACAGAAAAGGACAGGATAGAAGCTGACCTAATCCGTAAGTTTAGCGGTTATGATAAGGTTCATCTGCCCATTGTTTTGGAAGAGGGCATCACCGACATTAAACCCTTCTCCTTTGCTCCTAAAGATATTCAATGGATTGAAACCAGCAAATATGCACGCGATGGAGTTGGAGCTATTCTTAACCTTCCCGACCTGCTCATGGGGTATGGTAGTGAGAGTTACGATAACAGCGACAAAATGAACGCCCACTTGCTCTACTACTGGACAATGAATGGTACGCCGTTAGTCCGTAGCCGTGACGTTGGGTTGACAACATTCTTTCACCAGTTTTATCCCCGCATTTTAGATAAGCGGCACAGGTTAGAAACCGACCTTTCAAGCGTGACCGTGTTGCGTCAGGATTACAGTGAGAAGCTAACCCAGGCACAACAGTTATTTGTTATGGGTGTGCCCTTTGAGCAAATCAACGAACGGCTAGAATTAGGCGTAGAGTACACACCACCCGCACCGGTACAAGCGGTGGACAATGGGGCAAAGTCCCAGGAGTTGGAACGATTCCGGCGGTGGGTAAAGAAGCGGAGCAAGGATGGCAAGGGGTTAGACCTGGCACAATTTGAAAGCGGCATCTTGACCCATGCCGACAAAGCCAAAGAACTTGAAACAATCAAGGGGGATGGCGTCACAGTGATGCCCCCTTTTCAGATGAGGGACTACCCATTAAGGCAAACTCACTAATGGACGCGGCAGCGCAATATGGCGAGGATATTCTGCTCATCATTGAAAGAGCGATAGATGGCAACCTAAACAAAGATGAATTTCAGAACCTTTTACGCCGCACGGTTTACGATTCGCTGGAGTTGGCGTTTAGGCGCGGGGCCAATGTACCGCCAGGGGATAGGCTTACTCCTACCGAACGCATAGCCCTAGAAGATGCCCTAATGAATCACGAAGAAAGCATTATCAGAATGACGGACGAACTCTATGAAGCAATCGAATTACAAAGGGCTTCGTGATGTTTGGGAGCGAATTAAGGACAAGGTATCCGGGTGGGTTGATTCGGCGCGTCAATCCGTGTCCAATATCACTACTCGCGTTACTGGCTTGTGGACAAGGGCACACGAGGGGGTTTATGCTGTAGGCCAAACTCACGACCGGGGCGACGCCTGGCTGATGTGGGAACTAGGCAGAACCGAGCGACATTGCAAAGACTGCCTACACTTTAACGGGCAGATACACCGAGCAAGTGAATGGAGAGCGGCGGGGATACAACCCCAGAGTAGCCAACTTACCTGCCGTGGATTTAATTGTGATTGCCGCCTAACTGAGGTTCCCGGTTATGAAGGAACAGGCAACGGCAATATAGGGTTTGGTGAATGATGGATAAGCGCACCGACGACATAGAATATTCTCGTGGAAACGAACAAATGGAAACGGCGATAATGCACCTGGCAAAGGCTCTTTGTCTATTCTATGATGAGTTGATAAAAAACGGCATGAGGGCAGAACACGCCATAGAGTTAGTGCGTGATTATTATGCCAACGTGTCAAGGCAAAAGAAATAATGTCACAAGTTCTCGGCCTTGACCTAAACGTAAAACAGATCACTCAGTATGAGGCGCGGCTAAGGCAACTCAACACGGTTATCCCTCGTGTAGCCCTGGTCAACGCCGCGAAGGAAACAGAACAAAGAATTGTCCGCCTACTCTTACAACCTACCGCCGGATGGTCACATAAGCCGAGCATATCAGCACAGGTTATATTCCACGGTGGGCGTGATGTAGAATTGCAGGTCACCATAGATGACCAGATTTATACCTGGGTAAGCGAGGGCACAAGGGCACATATCATCAGACCAAAAGGACAAGGATACCCGTTGCGGTTTCAATCGGGGTATAAGGCTAAGACATTGCCGGGTAGCCTGACCCCATCGGGCGGCGGTAAGTTTGGCCCAGATGTTAGAGCCTTTGAAGTACATCACCCAGGAACGCGGCCGCGAAAGTTTGTGCAGATTGCCACCGACAAAATAGAGCGAGAGATACCACGCATATTGCAGGCGGAAGTAGAAAAAGAGTTAGAGAGATTCTCTAAACGTCTTCAAGAAGCAAAAACAAGAATACAAGAAGTTGATTTTTTTCGATTCTGCGGAAGCAAAGAAACTGCGGCTTTAAAACGTGGAGCATTGGACCTGAAAAACGAACTAACAAAACTGAACAAAACTCAATACGATTAACTATGTCAGGAGAAATAGCAACAATAATACCAGAAAATGAATTAGCATTAATTGACGCTAACGATTTAAGCCTTGTAGATAATAACAATCTAAATGCAAACCAATTAGCCTTAATTCTAAAAAGAACCCCAAAGCAATATGTAAAACAACGTCCGGCTAAAGGTGGAGGTACTTGGGATTTTGTTACTGGAGGTTATGTAAAAAAAT